GCAACTTCTCGCCAGAATCCCCTCTTAAAGGAATCCCGACTCATTTCAAAGCCTCATCAATGACAGTAGTGAGAGTCGTATTCGGCACATCTCTAATCTTACGCATTCTTGAGAATATAGAATAAATATATGGCAAGCGTAACGCATTTATATGGTTATCAGCCTTACTTCTATCTGAGAGTGAAACTGTCACCCTACTCAATCTATCACCCGTAAAATACGCATAATATAGCTTCATAAAACAATATAAATTATGTATATGCAGCATCTGTATTGGATTAAATCCAACACCTACATTAATTTCCTCACGAATTCCTCTCGTTAATAGATTCATTCCGCCTAATACATCATCAGAAAAACTACCACCTAAAATATCCTCACTAAGAACTTCTTCTGGATGCTCTCGTATAATTCTGACGATCTCCTGAGCATTCTCAACCTTGAAACCCATGCGACACATCAAGTGCAGTGCCTTAGCCGCAGCATTAATACCTACTGCGTCATACTCATTCAATAAATCATAAATTTCACGAGGGGATACCGTCCGACTCAAACATGGTTCACGACTAATTAAATTTCTTAACCGATCTCTTCTTCTAACAGCTAAATTCTTCTCCGGCAGCAAACCCACAATACTAACCAACTCTTTATATTTATCGCTCAAATTCCACAATATATTCTCTTCTTCCTCATTATCCTCAGCCATCTCCACGTTATAAGCTAATCCCAATAGCCATTCATCATTTAATATTCCAATACGGAAAGAAGGTTTAGAAATCCTTTCAAGAACGTGTTCAAACAATAAATCATTGAAATTTATGTTCTCCCTATTACATAATTTAGAATCTCGAATTGCTTTCTTCATGAATGCCCTCGGTTGATTTTCTAAATTCAATCTTCCAAGGTCTAATTTTGAGGACAATTTCATCGCTATCTCCCTCTCTGTATTGCGAAACAAGTACCTTTCCAGAGCTTTCTTTCTATCTACAACTTTTGAATCTACTTTGTCCACCATAAACATATCTTCGGAACGATATCTATTTCCAAACTTTATATCTAAATGATTAAATAAGTAGAATAAGAGAATCCATTTATTATACTCCTCTTCACCACCACCCGCGTATACAAGCAAGCGATTCTTATATTTCTCATCTTGTAGGGGACGAACAATCTTGGAAATTTCTCTTACGAGCGCTCTCCCATATAAAAAAGTCCCTGAAGTAACATGAGCAGAAAAATATATCATATCTATCCCCATACCTCCCACCTCAACAGGTAAAAAAGCCCACAATGCTGAGAACCTTAGATATTCTTTTCTAGTTTCTTTCTTAAATCGTTCTCTAACAAACCCATTTCTATCGGCATCCATTCCCCCTTCTTTAGATTTCACAGGACGAATGGTAGCTTTCCTATATACTATTTTATTCTCTTCTAGACTTTTGCCAAGTGACTCTCTAAATGACCTCTCATATGACATCTTTCCAAGACTTCTACCTAATTCACCCTTCCTAAAATCACATTCAACCTTTATTTTAACGTTCATTTTATCCTCTACTTCTATATCATGAAATTTCAAAGTCACTGATTGAAGATAAATACATTCAAAAAGAAAAAGAACTAAAGCGGAATTCTCATTAAATCCTCTTGATATTTTAGTTGAATATGTCCTCTTCTTTGAAATTAAAAAATTATGTATCTCACGAATATCCCTCTCTCTCTCAGATTGTATAACGCATATTTGATCCTTAGGTATTAAGACGCCATATATAGCATATGTTTGTCTATATTCAGATCGACCCTTCATCATTCCCGTAACGAACGGTTTCACAACATGACCCATCTTTTCATAAATATTCTTTATCCAAATAATCGCATCTGAAACATCTTGTGCCGTGTAGTCATGTTTTTCTAAATGAAAGAACATCGTTGTATCATCTCCTACTGCTTTACGTCCAATTAAACGAATCGATTTAATAAAATTATTTCCATCCACATTTTCCCTTACCTCCTTCATTTCCTCAAGTAATATATCCTGCATGGAAAGCGATGCGATTGTATTCATAAATAACGTAGTATATTCACCTGAAGCCTCGGATGTCAAGAAGACAAAATCTTCCCCATCCAATCTTTGTCCAACTCTGAGAATTCCACTATCAATCAAATTCTTATACATGACATCCTCTTCATCAATTGATAATTCGTAATATACTCTATTATCCTCTATCTGTAGTCTATCCATGCCACCTTCCGTGCGAATCCCCTCCACCGTAGCTCCAAGAACCATTTTCGTAAAACACTGCTTGAAAATTTTCTCATCAAGAATAGTATCTCCTCTTTTTATTATAATTCTTGCGTCTTCCTCTCTAATGTACAATATCGGTTTTCTAGAGTTGTCCCACCAAGATTTATAAATATGCCCTTCCCCATACGCGTAGTCAATCATTTCCTCATAAGTTATCTTATCTTTACCGAAAGTGTCCAATCTATCACAGAATATTTCTTTCAAACCTTCCAACATACCTTTTCTGAAATTAGACCACACTAAATGTGAATCAAAAGCACTTAAATCTATATCTACGGCAACAAAATCCTCTCTACCAGATACGCTTATAGTATCATAATCATCTACCGCTCTAATGCCACTAGTAGCTGTAACACCAACAGTAAAATTTTCACTATCAATTCCAAACCCTTTTGTATATTCATCTTTCCCATGACTTATATACCTCTGCATATGTATTGTTAAAGGATGCTGAGCATGTAAAGTCCCCATCCGTACCATATAAACCGCTCTCGTAGCTCTAATCGGGACATCTCTATACGCTACTAAACCAGGTTCACTCTTTTGCAATTTACGACTGAGTTGATCTCGTCTAAAGAATTTCTCAGGATATAGAGTACCAATCATTATTTTGTCAGTAACATTACTTTCTTTAATATTTCCAAACATATCTTTATATGGATACTTAAACGATCCAACTCCAGCTGAAGTTGTTTTCCACAGACCAATAGCATTAGACTCCCAATCTACCGATTTCTCTGGATAAAATCCAGCCTCCAACGCTTTTCCGTGTATAAGAACTAAATTATCTCTAATTTTGTTAGATACCCTATCAGCGAACTCACTACCCTCAGGAGCACTTAAAGGAATAGTTGAATATTTCAATCCCCTACCGAAACCCCCTATAGTCATTATATTTAATAACAGAGTACATAAGCTCACGTAATCATCAATAACTTGATCCAAAACTTGCGACTCGACGATACCACTAATAACACGTGGAACTGCGACCCTATCACAGTAAAAACTATTATGTATTAAAATATCACAAACTTCTAACAAATATGAGAACGAACATTCATCACACACGAAATCTTTTTTCATTTCATTAATGCTACCAAAAATATCCGTATGAATGAAATCTTTCATGTTATTTTCAACAATATTCACTTTGATCCTATGTAACTTACTTTTTTCCAAAAAATTCCATCCATCATTCCTCATATATAAGTGTTTCTCCGCAGCTATTCCTGCGTATCTCACAACCATGGCTATATATACTCTGATTTTAGAAATGAAAAATTTCGGATCTATAGCAACACTTAATACTATTTCATTAATCAATTTATTGAAATCAATTTTCTTATCACCAATCGTAACAACTCGTTTTCTCAACCCATATTTTATCAACATACCTGTTAATAAACATTCTACAATATTTATTATATTATAAACACCCCTGACTTCCTTGATAACTGAGTTATTCCTTGTCATTTTGAAAGGAAAATCTAATCCCATAACTATACCTCCCACGCTTCTCACTAACATATCTTTACTACCCAAAAAGTTACAGAAAAAAGCAAACCAGTAATATAGAGGTATGTTTCCATAAGTAACCATCTCGTTGTTGACTCTGGACATCAAGAATTTATGAAAGCTGGATTCCTCCCGTATCACTAATGTTCTTAAATATTGCTCTCTAAGATCAATCGAGGACCAATTGGTTGTGCCACGAATCATTATTTTCTTAAAAAGCCTATCATCCGGTTTAACACTATATTTACGCATTATGTTCTTCCAAAAATTGACCTTCGTTCCATTCTCTTCTTTACTTATATCTTCTTTTTGTTTTTCCAGCCAGACTAGAGTTTTGTCTCCCATTTTGAGCATCTCAGTTCTGTCGACTGGAAGTAAGCTTTGAAATACTCCATGGAGTTCATCATCAAGTTTGCAGAGATTGTCCCACACCAAAGGCACGCCTCTACTTCCTAGATGATTCTCCATGCGTTGTCA